TAAATTAAATTGTAAAAATAAATCCTTGAGCCAATCTTTGACCGTTATATCGTGGAGGCAGCTCGCAATATTTACGCTTGAGCCAATAACGACCTTACTTGTAGATTTTATTAAAAATTGAGTACCAGCGGGGAGGAGCGTCGGGCTTGAGCCTCCCGTTTTATGCCCTATTAATTGAATCTTTTCGGCTACATTGTTTAATTGAATTTCAGCACTTACTACATCGTTTCCGTTTGAATTATCGTATATTATTCTTTGGTTGTATCCTGTATCCGATTTGATTTCTAATTCCAATAAATCGTTTAATGAATTATTACCGCTTGGGACGTTTACCTCAACTTTGTAAACTATTGTATCGCTACTCGCTTGAGTATAAGTCAAGGTATCGACCGTTCCGTCTGAAATTAAATTTATTGTAATTGGAGTACTAAAGTTTTCCCAAAGCTCCCCAACGCCGAATAAATGTACACAGCGTTTCCAATAATCCGTCCCTCTAAAATTGCTATTAATCGTTATTCCTAAATAATCCTCAATACCTTTTAAAATCGTTTCGTAATATACGGAGGGTCGCATATCCTCAACCTCAAATCGGTTTGCAGTTCCTGAGTTTAATTGCCCATAAACAGCGGGTAAATAAATAGCTAAATTCGAGTCGCTCGTTTGGTTTGCCCACGTTGCAGTAATTGACGGGGAGGAGTAGCCAATCTGCCCGAGGTCTAAATCCCTTAACGATACGCCCTCCAGCCGCTCGAATATATCAGCCGTTCCCCCGAAAAGCTCCAAATTGTACGAGATTAATTTACTCCTTTTGTAGCTTTTGTTCACTATTCTACAACGCCCTAAAAAGAAGTTTTGCCCGTTCCTCGTTACCTCAAAACTAAAATCTTTATTCTCGTTGCCCTCAAGTATGTTTTGATTTTTTTTAGTAGCTGGTAAGGGTAAGGAGGTCGCAGCATTCATCACGTCGATTGCCTCCGTTTCTCCTATCTTACGGAAATCCCTGTATGCAATACGGAGAACAAAGGGCAAGTTTTGGTTTTCTGAATAGTCAACCTCTATTTTGTCGATATATATTTTTACGTCCATTATACAAATATATTAAAATCCGTTTAAATGCCTGTTTTTTAGCTTTTAAGCCGTTTTAATGCTCAAGCCCTTATGTTTTATTATCTCAATAGGTTAAACGCTTTAAAACGCTCAGAAATTAACGCAACCGTTTAAAAACTAAATTCCCTTTTCTTATTTATTATTATTATAGTATTATTAATAGTCGTTAAATTTTTTAATCTCCAGTCATTAAAATTTTTAATATCTTGATATTAACGACCTCAAATAAAAAACCCCGAGGAGCTGCCTCAGGGTTACGACCAAATCAAATTATGAAAATGAAATCGCATGAAATTAATTAATCACTAACCTCCGCAAAATAAAAAGAAATAACAGAAAAACCAAAGCTATTAAATACCAATTGAGCCGCTCCCTGTATTTTATTTCCGTTGTTACTTGCTCCTTTATTATAAAACTGGTATCCCTCAAAATGACGGTTTTTGTCAACGGCTTAACGATTGTTTGCACCCTCCAAAAATCCAGCGTATCTCTAATAATTTTTATTTCCGTTTTTAGCTCGGGAGTCTTAATGTAAATTGTATCCGCTCCCTTGACGATTGTATCGAAACGCTCCCCCATTGTTTGGAGCTTGATTGTATCAATTTTAATCTTATATATTGTATCCGCCTCAAATAACTCAGGATTGCTATTTTTAAGCCGTTTTAAGCGTTTTGCGGCTTGCTTGGTACTATTGCAGCCTAAAAGCAATAAAGCCGCTAAAATCAAATAAATTGGTCTCATATTATGTAAATTATATGTTCTTGAGTAGGGTCTATTTTCTCGAGTTCCTCTTGGATACGGAGGGCAATTTCAATCTCTATTTTCCCTGTTATTATTTTAGTGTTGTTTTCTGTATAGGTAATTACTCGTGCTTTCATTGCTTAAATATACGAATTAAAATAAAAAAGCCTCGAGGAAATTTCCCGAGACTTATAACCAAATAAATCCAAATTATGAGAACTTTGCACAAAAACGGAGGAGTACTCCCCCGCCATGCTTAAATATTAATTTATGAAAATTTTACGTTTAGTGCTGCTTTTGAGCTTGCGTTTATTACGGTTTTACGCCCGTATTTTTCTGTTATTTGTTCGTAAGATTTGGGCTTCCTGTTCGAGCTTTTAAAATTCGCTGGTCTGTAATACCATTTCTTTTTATTCTTTGCCCACCATAAACCGAGGCTTTTAATTGTATTTTTATGATCAACCGTTGAGCCATAAACCCAAATCCAATTACCGACCAAATCAATAATTAAACCCTCAAGGTTTATTAATTCGTTTATAATTTTTTGGAAATCCTCCGCAATCTTTACCTCCTCAGCTTCAAATTGCATTCCGTTAGAAATTACTCGCAACGCCTCAGCATATTGAGCATTTATTTCTTGCATCGTAGCCGTATCTCCTCCTCTATCAGGGTGAAATTTTTTAGCTAATTTTTTGAACTCGGTTTTTAATTCGTTTAAATCTTTGCAGTGATTAAAATATTTCATTTTAGTAAAGTTTTGATTTTAAATAATGTTTGTTTTAAAAAAGCGGAGGAGCAATCCCCCGCCCTGTTTATTATTTCATTAATTCTTAATCTAATTTTGACATCGCTTCATAAACCATTTTAGCTAAGTCGTATTGCTTTTTCTCTTCAAAAGATACAGCGGCTGCAGTCATTGCTTGTAATAATTCTAATTTTAATTCAGTTGTCATTTTAGTAAAGTTTTGATTTATTAAATAATGTTTGTTTCTTAATTATAACCCAAATATAAGGCGGCTTTTCCTATTATCCAAACTTTTTTTAAATTATTTTAAAAATAAATTCAATTATTTTTATTGAGGGTGCTTATACCTTTTATAAATGCTTATTTTTAAGTCAAAAAATGAAATACAAAAAATATAACGAGCTAATCGAGCAATTAAACCAGCTCCCGCAATTCAATACTTATATCTCAATCGCAAAAGAAATCCAGCGACTGCACCCCGAGGAGGAGGTCTCAATAAATCATTTAAAACGCTATATATCGGAACTCCTTAATACTAAAATGGAGGTAACGAAACGGGTTTATAATAAAGCGGGGGAGGTAATTAAAACGGTAGAATCAAAACGCCTTGCAGCTATTGAGGCAATCCCTCCAGGGTTTGAGCCTCGTAAAATTGTAAACCTTGGTCACGGGGTGCAGAATATAACATACGAGGCAAAGAAAAAGGAGGAGGAGGGCTTATTATTAGAAACTATTGAGCGACTCTTAAAACGCCTTAAAACGCCCCTAAAATATACCCCTCCAGTAATTCCAAAAACAAACGATTTAATCCTTTGCCTTTATACCTCCGATAAGCACGTCGGGAGCGAACAAAACGAAATCGATTTATATAAAAACGCTCAAGGGCATACGGCTAAAATGTACGATATTTATTGCGAGGTACTAAAGATCCAGCGACGGTTTGGAGCATTCTCAAAAATGTATTATTTCGACCTTGGAGACGCCCTCGACGGTTTCAATAATAAGACGACAAGGGGAGGCCACGAGCTGGAGCAAAACTTAAATAATCGCAATCAATTTGATTTTTTAGTTGAGACGGAAATAAAATTTATTAATTCAATTATCGAGGCGGGCGTTGCTCAGGATTATAAATTTATAGCAACGTGCAACGACAATCACTCGGGGGATTTTAGTTATTTCGCTTGGCGTTTAATATTTGAGTATATCCAAAAAGCCTACAACCTCCCGACGCTCCTCAATACGGAGTTTTTAGGTTTTGAGCAAATAGGGAGCCACGATATAATTTTCACTCACGGCAAGGATACGCAATACCGACGAAACGGCCTCCCGCTGAATCTTGATAATAAAACGGAACTATTTATAAAGGAATATTGCCTCGAGCATAATCTAAAAAACCCCCGAGTAATAAAGGGAGATTTGCACCAGTTTTCTATGAATCGCGGCAAATGGTTTGACTATATAAACGTTGCGTCATTAGTAGGAAATACAACCTACACAACAACGAACTTCGGGAAAAATAAAGCGGGCTTTTATTACGAGATTTTCAACCCAAGCGAGGAGGGATATATAGCGAGTTTTAAAAGTTTGGATTAAAAAAGCCCCGAGCTTTCTCGAGGCTGTGAAGCATTATGTACCTATGAAAAAAATTACGCTGCAAGATAGTTATTTTTGGCTTAAAATTATATTAATTAAATCTTGTAAATCAGCGTCTGCAAATATCCTCAGTGATTGCGGGAGGTATTGATTTAGAGTAAAGCTCCTCCAGTTTTTACGCCTCCCGTTGCTACTAAATTTATAACTGCCCTTTGTAGGCATTCCCTCACGCTTTTGAGTTTTAGCGATTGCGAACGCTGCTCCGAGCGGGTTTTTCATTCCCTTACGAGCTGCCCAGTTTTTTAAAGCCTCGATATATTTTGAGGTTTTGGCGTTCGTAGATTTGCCAAAAGGAATGTTTGCGGGCTTGACTCCATTGTTTACGATATCTCCATAAAATAAATATTCAAATACGATTTTAATTTCCTTTGAGGAGCTTAATATTTCGTATTCGATTGAGTCTATTAATTTGCCCGTATCCTTATGACCTTGAGCCTCGAGTTCCTGTTTTAGTTCAGCTTTAAAAAACTCGGCTACTTGCTCCGCCTGTTTTTCTATTATTGATTGTATATCCATAATCCTATTTTTAAGCTAAAATAAGCCGTTTTAAGGTCTTTTAATAACGAGCATTAAAAAAGCCCTGAGAATAACTCCTCAAGGCTTAAAATCCATACTATTAATGATTACAAACATTACTTAATAAGAGCCTCAAGCTCCTCCGCCTTACAATATGCAAGATTTACGATTAAATCCATTTCCTCGCAACTAACCCCTCCGAAATCTTTTCTCCAGCGGCTAAACATTTCATTAGCAATTAAAATTATTGCTCTTATTTTTTCCTCTTTATATCGGAGGTCAAAGCGGCTTAAATCAAATAATTTTTTAGCCTCAAGGGTGCAGCGTTTCCAGCTCGCTATTCTTACATACCCGTCCTTAATTTCAGCAAACGGGAGATGCTCTTTATTTTCTTTTGTCCCTCCCTCAATATCTTGCACCGTATTCATAAACTGCCAAGAACGACGGTAAAAAGATAATCCGTCATCAGGTCTATTATTGCGGTAAAACCTGTTTCCTTCTCGCTGTAATCGTATAGCGTTTTTCTCTGCAAAGTCATAAAGTGTTGTCGGCTCAAGTGTCATAATAAAAAAGGTTTTGAAAGCTAAAAAATATTGTTTGTTTTTAATTATAAAGCAAATATATAATGCTTTTATTAATTATCAAAACTTTTTTTAAATTATTTTAATTACTAATTAAAAAAGCCCCCTCAATCGAGGAGGCAAACTAACAAATAAAACCAAATGAAAAATATTAAAAACAACCCTCAATCTCTATCGCTGTGCCAACGGTAAGGAGGCGTTTCGGGGTTTGTTCGTAGCCCCTTGTAATATTAATTTGTCGAGTCTTAATTCGCTCCCTTAACCAGCCATTAATACGACCTCCTAATAATTCAGCGTCCTCTAAATGGTGCCAGCCCTCGGAGGGTATATCCTGAACGTAAACATATTTTTGCAGCTCCCTCAATACTAAAACAAGATAGGAATCTAAATCCGTCATTTGAATTTCCCACGCCTTGACCTTACTTTCGTCAATCTCAACCGTATAAATTTCTACTGAGTAGATAGGGTTAAAATTATTAGCCGTTCGCATCGTATTTGAAAAGCTAATCAGGGCGGGAAATTCGACAGGCATCTTTTGAGTAGGTCTCCCTAAATCGTCCCATGCTTTAGAGTAGAAAATCCCCTCGTTTGGGGAGGCGTTGTATTTATAGTTTTTATCAAATGCAACCGCATTAAACTGCTCCGTAAATTTTAATGCTGCAAAGGTTTTGAGTTTATCATTTTCCCGCTCCGTGACGTTTGCTAAAATCTTGTAAATATCCGTGAGGTTTAATCTCATTTTTTAAGTTTTTTGACGTGCCAAGCGGTTATTTTTTCCCCCTCTAAATCCTCCAGTATTTCGGGAGCGGTTAAATCGGAGGATTCAATCTCCCTCCTTGCTGAGTCTGTTATTTCGTAGCCTATTGCCTCCAAATAATCAGCGGTCGCTATTTGCTCAACGGTTGCCTCGATTTTAGGCGTTTCCTCAATCGCTGGAGCTTTAGTAGTGCGTTCGTACCAGGTTGCGTTTTTATTGCTTTCCGATACTTTAAAGCTGCCCTCGGGTGCTGTTAATTTTTTGAGGAACTCCTCGTCATAGGAAAAAGTACGAATATCATTTTGAGCTGTATAAACTCGAATTTGCTGTTTAGTTACTTTTATTTTTTGTGCTTTCATATTTATTTTATTTCGTCACTTGTTAAATCGTCGGAGGTTGAGGGGAGGATAAATCGTATTGCGTCTCCGTCGTTTCCTGTTATTTCTTGACGCTCTACATATCCCCGCTTTTTACCTTTTGTTTTTAAATAAAAAATCGTTGCTGCTGTATTGCCTCCCTGTATTTGTTTATGGAGTTGAGACTCCGCAAAATCAAGGGCTATATTTTCAATGTCATCTACTGCCTTTTTAAACTCGGGGTCGTCATTGCAATATTGATAAAATGTTTTGCGGCTTACGTTTGCTTTTTTGCACGCTGTTGTAACGACTCCGAGGGAGTTTTCCAACGCCTCAAGCAATCTGCTTTTATAAATGTCACTTTTGTTACTCATTTAACCGTTTTTTAAGCCGTTTAAAGGCGTTTTAATCATTGCCCTATACAAATATAAGGTTTTTTATTTTAGTGCGTTAAATCGCTTTATTTTATATGCTTAAGCCATTGCAAATATATTTGATTTGATATTTGAGCCGTCATCACTGGAGGAACGCTCATCCCTATTAAATATTTAGGCTTAACATCTTTAAAATTATAATCTAAAGGATAAGAGCCAACTTGCAAAAGTTCTAAATTATTTAATTTCCTAAATAGTTTATCATGCCATTCATAAGTACCATCGCTTGAAACAACTGTTTTAACAACATCATTTCTATTAACTTTTGTATATCCAAACATACTGCCGCCATCATTTATACCATCTGCAAAAGTTTGACCTGATTTTGATAACGTCCAACCTTTATATGTCCTTGTATCTTTATTTTTAACTTCGTTTAAGTCTGTCACATCCTCAATCTCACCAAACAAAATAGGCTTTTCATTAAAACTTAATTCTAATTTAGGGAGTTTAAAATCATTCCTGAGGCCAATAAAGAAAACCCGCTCCCGCTTTTGAGGAACGCCCATACTTGCAGCATTTAACAAAAATAATTGCACCCTATAACCAGCCGCTCTAAATTCCTGAAATATTTTTTTAGTGTATGCTTTTGCGTTGCCCTGAATTAATCCCTTGACGTTTTCTAAAATTGCGACTTTTGGCTGGAGCTTTTTAATCGTCTTGATATATTCAAAAACTAAATCGTCAAGGCGTTGCATTTTTTGCCCCTCTTTAAACTTCTTTTTTTTGCCCCAGTCCTTATCTCTATTTCCAGCCATTGAAAAGCTCGAGCAAGGCGGGGAGCCGTCTAATAAATCTAAATTGTATAAATCGGAGGGTAAATCCTCCCGCTTATTAAATAGCCTTATATCCTCCGTAAAGAAATAATTAGGGTTGTGATTTTCTTTATAAACGGTAGCAATTTTTTCATCAATTTCAACCCCTCCAATATGTTTAAATCCAGCTAATTTGTAACCCATTGTTGAGCCTCCTCCACAAACAAAAGTTCCAAATACTTTTGAGCCGTGATAATTTATATCTTTAGCGGGGTATCCGTTTTTTAAATGCCATTTATACGGGAATTTGTGGTCGGTCATCGTCTAAATTTAAAAGTTTGAAAATAGCATCCTCAGGCGTTTGACCGTGCTTTAAAAGCTCCGATTTTACCAGCTCGTAATCCTCTAAAGTGAACTCAAGTTTTAAAATAGCTAAATCGTTGAAATCATCCTCCCCGTATTCATTATTTTTATCGCTGTAATCCTGTTCGTTTTGCTGCTCCGTATCATTGCTCCAATCTACTAAACCCCATTCGCTCAGCTCAATATCCCAACCATTCGCCAATACGTCAAAGTCCCAATCTCCGTCGCTTACATTGTCAATTATTACAAAGGCGTTTTTTTCCTCCTCGTTCAATCCTTTAGCGTCTTGAGTCCAGTTTTTAGGGAGGGTTTCTGTTTCTATAAGCTCAGAAAAAACAGAAACGCTATTTTTTAATAAATCGTCACTATCTATGTTTAAAGCGTTTTGAGCCGTTTTGATAACCGTTTCTATATTATCAGGTCGATAGGTACTGCAAATATATTTAAGCGTCTTAAATCGCATATTTCCGCCTAATATTACATTTTGCTGCTCCGAGTCAAAAGTGATTTTATTCTTTTCCAGCAAACGAGGATAAACGAGGATTTTATTAAGCAATTTTTTAAAGCTGGTATCCTTTAGAGTTCGGGGGTTTTGAGGGTTGCTCCTTAAATCTTTTAATTTCATTTTTTAAGTTTTAAATTGTTGCCGTACGAGTTTTTGCTCGTCGCACTAAATAAGTTGAGGCGTAATATCTTGAGGCATCAATTAAATGGTCTAAACCCTCCGAGGGCTTGCCCGTTGGTTTCCCGTTTCGAGTTTCCCAAACATACTCGCTCATTTCAGCAATCAAATTTATAGAATTTTTAATTATTTTAATATTATAGTTTTTCATTAATTGGATACCGTGAATGATTGAGCCCTTCCCCTTCTTTGCGGCCATCGTATAGAATCCGTACACTTTTTTTAATTCCTGAATGCTTGAGGGAGAATGGTCGCACAATATTTTTGAGCCTTTAGATACTCCGAGTTCCGTCATTCTTTTTGCTAAATCCCTGTTTAAAAGCTCCGTTTCATAAATTAGCTCCTCGATATACAAATTGCCGTGCTTAACTCCGCAACGTACGAGGGCGGTCGGGTCGGGGTGAAATCCAAAATCAAGCCCGTAGCCTATTTTATCGCAATCATCAGGGAACTCGTCAACGATTGAAAAGTCAAATATTAAGCCCTCCAGGCGTCCCGTAATTCCTGAGACGTAAACGTCACGTTTGTAGTCGTCTTGTATCGATTCGATACGCTCCCGCTCCTTTTCGCTCAAGGCTGGATTATCTATATACGTTGTTCGGGTAAATACGTAATCCTTTTGATTAAGTGACGGGAGGAGTTTATCGTGCAGCCAAAAGGTAGATTTAGGGTTAAAATCCAGTATTACCGTTTTTCGAGTTCTAATAAATAGCTGGAATATAATATCGTAATTTATTGCGTTGCACTCATTGATAAAAAGGAAATCCCGTTTTGCTCCGAGGGCTTTGTCCTCCCTATCTACTGAGAAATATTCTAATATCGTACCGTTGGGGAGTTTAAAGAAATTTGAGCCTCTGTTATGCTCTATTAAATCGGTTAAGCCTCGCTCCCTGATTATTGTTTCGAGGTCTCGGATTGCTCCTTTGCGTAAGTGCGGGTAATTTTGAGAAACAATAGATACGACTTTTGCCTCCTTTTCATAATACATAAAATAAGATAATAGGGCGTAAAGGATACCGAATGTTTTACCTGATGAAACGCCTCCTTGCTGAATGATATAAGGGACGTTTTTTATTAGGCTGGTATAGGTTCGCTGTATTACTCGAGTTTCGGTATATATCATTTTTAGGCGTTTTAAAGTGCTTTGTTTTGGCTTTGGTGCAAATATACAAAAAGGGATATTAAACCGCTTAAAACTAAAAAAACCCACCGAGCAAGACGCCCAGCGGGTTTAGTATAACCACATAAAATAGTATTAATAATTATCGAAATCTATATTTTTCATTTCCTCCCTGAAAATCTTATAAACTTGCTCCTCAGTGACTCCGTAAGGTTCGAGGGCTTCAAGGGCATTAGAATAATCCCAAGTATAAAAGCATTCGTAATTGTATAGCTCCCTGATTATTATAGACCGTAAGCCGTTGTCCTTGATATCTCTTTCAATTTTATTTTTTTGGATTGCCTCCATTCCGTTTAAAACGGTTGCGACGTTATCGACTGGGATATATAATCCGATTGAGCTGAGGGTCTTGTATCTTATTCCCTCCTCGGCTGCTTTGTCAAATTGTGATTGGCTAAAGGCAAAGAACGCCCCGTTTTCCTCCCATAAATTAGATAATTCTTTTTCAGCGTAATAGGTTGCATTTGTCATAATAATTGATTTTTTGATTTTATAAATATTGTTTGTTTCTTAATTATACTTAAATATAGGCCTTTATTCTTAACTACCAAACTTTTTTTAAATTTATTTTAAAATTAAATTGATTTTAATAAAAAAACCGCTCAAGGCTTCCCCCGAACGGTTTATAAATTAAGCATCAAATATTTATTTAGAAAGGTAAATCCTCGTCGATATCCTCAATTACTGGAGCTTTGTTTTTTAGCTTTTGAGCGGGTGCGGGTGCGGGCGTTTCGTCTCCGTCTGCTTTCTTAATCCTCCAAGCCTCCAGGTTGGTAAAATACAAAGTTTCTGAGCCTTTTTCAAATGGTCGCCCCTTGAGGTTGAAATATACGACAACATCTTGACCGACTCGGAATTTATCCATTAAATCGCATCTATCGTTTATCATTTGGAACTTGATAAACTGCTCATAATTATTGTCGTTAATCTTGAGCACGAAATCCAGTTTTTTAAACTTTTTACTAAATTCCTTTTCCTCCCCTATATGGTGGAGTTCCCCTGTTATACTGAAATTATTATCCATTTTTAGATTTTAAATAGTTTTCAATTAAATTTTTAAAGCTGTTAAAATTACGAATTATTTTATATTGATATCCTTGAGCAATTACCGCCTCCTCAAATTTCTTTTGAGCGGAGGATTGTTTACTATGTTTAGCCGTTGTTTTCATCTCGATACATAAGCCATTAAATTCACCGCTTGGTATCAATAGGATTAAATCGGAAACTCCAGCGACTGCTCCCTCGCTCTTTAATTTATTCCATTGTTTAATCCGCTGTAATTTATCCCCGCTTAAATACGCTCCGTTTGGTACTGCAAAAAGGAGGAGCTTATAGCGAGGATAAGCAATATTAAACCAGCGAACACAAGCCGCCTGGAGTTTGCTTTCATTATTGGGCATTGCTAAAGATTTTATTCAGGTCCACAACCTCAATTTTATAGCCCTCAAAAAATATTTGGTCGGCTCCTTTGCCTCCGAATAATCGCTGGTAGATATTTTGATATTTAGCTCCTCCGAATAATTCCTTGTCGGCTTCGCTCAGTTTTACGAAAAGCCTTGTATTCCCGTTGAGGTCTGTAAATTTATAGCCCCTGTTTTGTGTGTCTATCATTTTTATTTATTTACGTTAATTGAATAAAGTAATAAAGCGTGAAAAAAGGGCGTTTTTAAGCCCTCAGGCGTTGCGTCAATAATTCCTTGAGCTATTAAGTGGTCGAGGATTGAAAACGCTCCGAAAACGCTTAAAAAACGTTTGCTCCTTTCGTTGCCCTCCCTGTCTACCTTTTTTATGTTAATAGGGTGGATTGACTTAAAAGCGTATTGAAAAAACCCGCTGCTCATTTTCTTTTCAAATTCAAAAAAAAAAGTATTAAAGTCCATTGCAATTTTAAAACTTATATCCTCCAGTTCTTGCACCCGCTCCTCGATAAAGTCGTGAACCTCTCCCAAGTTTACGGGGAGTTCCTCAGGTTGCCCGTTTTTTACTTTGCGGCTCATTGTAGCTATTAAGTATAAACGCATCGCAAAAATCCCTTTATTTTTGTATTTAGGTTTTGAGAACTCCTTCGCAAAATTGAGGGCTAAAATTCCCTCGAGGATTGTTAGCTCTTTTTGCTCGGGGAGGATATAAAACTCATTATTGTGAATAAAATTTTTTATACGTTGCGGCTGGTATTCTTTAATACGTCTCCTTAACGAGGAGGCAGCGTTCTTTTTTCCTGTTATCCCTGTAAATTTCATTTTGCTAAACTCAACGCCTGTTAATACGTCAATATCTTTATATCGGTTTTCAGGCGTTGGCTCAGTTTCAAGGAAATCTAAATAGTTTGAGTATTTGATTTCCGAGACAAAAAAGGGTATATTTTCTTTTCCTACTTTTAGCATCTTAAAACCTTAAATTTACTTTGTTTCGGTTTCTGTAATTATAAATCTCCTCTATTATCATTTTATACTGGCTCCGACCTGCACAACGTACTAAAGCATAGGGCTGGAGCTTTAGTTTTTGGATAAAAGTATCGTGATTATAATTCGGGTTTTTAAACATCCATAACATTGTCTGAATAAAAGCCGAGGTATTATAAGCATCAAAATACGGCTCGATAGATTTTATCTTGTTTGCGTTAATTTCAGCTAAATCCATATCTCGAGTTTTCCAAGTTCCCTCTTTGAATAATCGAGTCGAGTTTATATTATTAGTATAATTTGCCTCGTTAATATGGCTGCTCGTAACATTTGAGCAAATAGCGACGGCATCGTTTACCCTTAGCCAGCTATGACGTTTTAGGAACTTTTTGAGTATAACGTAATCCTCAACCCCCATATCAGCGTAACCGTTTAAAAATTCAATTGCCGTCCAGTTCTTTTGATTCATATTAAGCGCGTGAACTTGCTCTAATGCGTAGCCCTCCGCAATGATATAATAAACTGGGGAGCCTGTTTCCTTCGCTGCTAAATAGCGGTGCTGCCCGTCTATAATTTCATAATCCTCGTTTACGAGAATAGGGTTTGCAAGCATACCGAATTTTTCAATACTGCTTGCTAATCGTTTAACGTGGTGCGGGTTTGGAGGTCGGTTTCCTTTTAGTAGTTTGAAAATTCCTAAATCCTCCGTGACGGATACTTTTAATTGTTTCATTTGTTATCTTTTTTTGGTTTATAAATTATTGTTTGACTCCGTAATCAGCGGGGGAGAACGGCTCCCCTATTTTTTGCATTTCCTCGTTACAAGCTGCAATTAATGCTCGTAGGCGTTGGAAATCAAACTCCGATTTTAAAGGTCGGAGTTCAAGTTCCTTTTGATACTCAGCTTTTTTATTGCGTAAGTATCTAAAGCGTTTAATTTCTTTTTCAGTCATTTTTTTAGGCTTTAATAAATGTTCCGTTTACCGTTTTACCCTCACGGCTTTTAATCTCATTATAGGCAGTTTGGAGGCAGCGTTCAAGGTTGTAGCCTGTTTGCTCAGCAAGGATTATTAGTGTGACTAAAACGTCTCCGAATGCGTCCTCCGTTTCGGTTGCGTCTGCTTTCAGGATACCCCGAGCAAGTTCTCCCGACTCCTCGATAAATTTGAGGTATTGGCTTTTAGCGTTTTCAGGGCTTAATAGTTCCCTTTTCTTTGCCCAGTCGATAACGGAGCCGCTCAACTCTTTAAAGGAGGCTTGGTGGGATAATGTAGAGACGTTATAATCAAAATATAAAGCCTCGCAAACGCTGGTAACTCCTACCATATCGTAATCTATTCTCATATCCTCTAAAGCCCGTAAAATCTCAAGCCGAGTCGTTGTTCCTTTGCCGTTTCTAATTGTGATATACCCTCCAGTTTTTACGATTCGCTCAGCGATATAATAGCTATTAGGAACGGTAATTTTACGCTCGTTTTCGTTTAATTGGTTTTCCCAATATTTACGCTTTTCCTGTTCGTTGTTAAATTCGATTTGTACTTTCATTTGATTTCAATTTTAAGTTTTATAAATTATTTCCTCCAGCGTTTGGAGGGCTGCTTTGCCTCCTTTACTGGTATTTTAATCGGAGGTTTAGGCTTTGAGTAAGTAGATAAAAGCTCCAGCCAATCCCTCGCAATTTGTATTTTAATCGCTTTTATTTCCGAATCAATATCAGCCCGTCGTATAACTATTTTTTTTAGCTGGTCGATTAGCCAATACTGCCCCCGTTCCTCCTCACTTGTTAGGGCGTCGCTCATTTGCATATAATTAAGCCCTTTGAGGTATTTCGAGTAAAGCTCGGAGGAGTAATCCTCGAGGGCTTTAATCTTTGCTTTATGCTCGAGGGGTATATTTAGCTCCAGCCCTTGCGGGGGAGTTACTTTAAAGCCCAAGCCGTCAAATAGTATTTCTGTTTTATTTGTCATGATAGCAAAGATATAAAAGTATTTTTAATAATTAAACTTTTTTAAAAGTTTTTTTATACATAATCAATTTTAATCTTACCGTAAGAATATTGAACAAATACTCGGGAGCCTCGAGGTATTGACTGCTTAATCGTTACTTTGCCGTCCTCGATTTCTACCTTATACCCAAAGTTTGCCAGTTTGCTAATATCAGTTTTAAGCCGCTCTAATAGTGTTTTAGTATAGCTTTTTTCTATTCGCTTGATATACGTTCGCACCCGCTTTTTTTCGTTGCTTAAATCAATTATTATCGGTTGTGACGATTGCTCCTCACTTTGTTCCGTTTCCCGTGTCCTTTGTGCTTCAATGGTTTGAGGCGTTTGTAGTTTGCTTTGTGGGTATTGTGGCTCGGGTTTGTGTTCCCTGTGAAATCCGATTTTACGTTGTGGCTCGGCTGTTATCATTGCATTATTTACCTCAATCCCCTTTAGTTCCGCTGGAGCTTTAAAGAAAAACGGTATTTCCTCCGACTGAATATTTGCCTCGTAAACCGCACGGCTTTTAATGTAGATTAGCCACCATAAACAAAAGGTCAAAAAGATTTCAATTAATACCTGTGAGCCAGCGAGTATAAAAATCATTTTATTTGTTCCCTCCGTTGTTTCTGCTACAAAACCTAAAACGCCCGCACCTCGTTTTGCCTCAAGGAATTGAGCCTCGAGATTGTCAACGTTTTGCTGCAATCGGTTAAGCTCGGGAGTATTTGAGTCACTTATTTTTCCCCTCCAGGTTTTAGCATCTTTAAAAGATTGGAGGTCGGCTTTAGCTTGGGAAATAATAGGGAGGAACTCCGACTCAATCGCTGTTAATTGTTTAGACTTTTCAATCCCTGTGATTTCAGCCGCTGCAATGTAGCCCCCGTACGCACTCAAGGAAATAGATATTATTTGAAGTATAGCCGCAAATCCTATCTCGCGGAGTCCGTATCCTGAGACGCCTCGATAATAATCTAAAAACCCCTCCGTATAAAAGTGATGTTTTCCAGCCTCGTAAAATGATAGCAATAGTATAGAAATTGATATCAATAAAATAGCGACCCAGCCTCCCGCCTCAAATGAATTGAGCAAAGGAGTTTTAATTCCTAATAGCTGTAGCAAGGTTGTATAAATTGCAATGCAGCCGAATAGGACGGAAATAAAAGAAAAAAAGTAGCTAAAGAATTTAGCTGGAGCTATTGTTTTATAGTGTTTGTCAAGGAATGATTTAGGCGTTAAATCCTCCTCCGCACTTGTTATAAATTTGTGCTTTTTGTGTTCGTTTAATCTCTTTTGTAGCATCTTTATTTAGTTTTAAATAGTTTATTAATGATTTTAAATTCCCGCTCGATTTCGTCCTCTATTACCTCAAAAGCATCCTCCAGCGAGTCGGGGTCGATTGCCTCAATCTTGACCGTTGGTTTAAATATTTGTAGTTTCATATCTTACGGAGTTTACGGATTTTGTCAACGAAAAACTTTTGAACGGCTAAAAAATGTTTCGGGTGCACAAAGGTTGCCAGCTTGATAATTTCTACTAAAAAAGTAGTTCGGTCGTATTGTCGCTCCTCCGCTTGCTCGCTTAATTGCTCAGTAATTCCGAATACGATTTTATCAAGTGTATTTTTTTGTTCCTGTACTAGCATCCGCTCGCTCATTGTGATTTCTGAGTCGAGGAGGTTTTCAGCGTAATATTGAGCCGCTTGGGACGTAAGGAGGAGGCATTCTCTATAATAGTTCGTTAATCCTTGGTCGCTGTTTAGCTTGGTACGTTTAGGGAGTTCGATTTTTGGTTTTGGTGCGACGCTCCTTAATCCTTGAGGTACATAATTTTTCATCTTTTTAATAGTTTAAAGGTTATTTAATTTTACCAACTGGTCGGCAATCCTCAGCCCAAACCCATTTTCTGCCCTTGACGAAATACCAAAGGCCGTAAAGGTTTTTCTTTTCATATAGGACCGTAAAACGCTTTCCAGTTGGTTTATGAATTACTTGCATTTTTCTTTTTTAAGATTACTTTTTTTACTAATTCATAAGCCGCTGCCTCCCCTCGTTTTCTTACTAAAAAATCGAAGCCCTCAGTTGAGCGTATTTGCTCGTCGAGGCTTATGTTTAGCTCGTTTATTTTACTTGCAACGAATCCGACCGACTGGTAAACTCGTGAGCGTAAAACCCAAGCTGGTAAGTTTTCAAATAGTTCTTTAAAATTCTCTATATCCGTTCCTCCGTTGCCTTTAATATCGCCCAGTATTTGCTCGAGGTGCTTAATATCTAAAGGCGTCAATCGTTGGTAGTGAGGAAATTTAGTTTGCACTATTTTAAGATACTCCGAGTAATTATTCCCTGAATCTTTGCCCGCTGGTTTGCTCGTTGGTTTGCCCGTTTCCTTGCTTTGGTTATCTAAATAAAGCGAGGGAGTCAAGCAACTTTTAACATAAGCGAGGGAGGGCGTCTCCTCCGATTTGTTTAAAATGCTATTTAAAGCGGTTTTAAAGGCTTTTAAAACGTTTTCGTCTGTTACCCTTGCTGTTATATTGTTTTGTTTATTATAAGCGTTTAGGTTCGCTTTAATTGAGCCTAAAATATCGCTGAGTTTTTTATTGTCGAAATTATCGAATGTTAGGTAAGATAATTTATCTTGACAAATTGCTTTAGCTTTTCCGAGCAATCCGATTTTGCCCTCCTTTGCGAGCGGTCGGAAATCTATATACTCGTTTTCCTGTTCGTTATCAAATTTATTAAAATTATTTGAATTTTTTGGAATTTCAGGAATATTATTATCTAGTATTATTTCTTTAGTATTATTAATAGTCGTTAAATTTTTTGATTTCCTGTTATTAAATTTTTTAATATCTAGAGATAAAATTCTTTCAATATTAGATTTAAACTCCTTATGCAGTTTATAGTAATTCTTTGCTGGAACGCCTTTGCGGTTTACCTCTATTAGCTTGTTATCAATTAAGATATTAATCGCTTTTCGGGCTTTGTGAGGCGTTAAAATTATTTGCTCGGCAAAGTGTTCGTAAGTGATAAAAACCTCCTCCTCGTTAAAATAATTGAGTTGGTTTAGTATTTCAGAAAGTAGGAGGGAGGCCTCAATAGATTGTAAGCCACGAGCAAGGGGTTTAGAAAATCCTATCCAGTTTCCTTGAGCTAATATTTGATTATACATATCAAAAAAATTAAATAAAAAAAGGGCTAATCGCTACGACACAATTAACCCTTGGAATACTATGAATAAGATTTGTAAACGGTCGTAGTCATTTACAAATCCTCAACAAATATAAAAAATATTTTTCAATTATTGGCATTATTGCTCCCGAATAATCCGTAAATATTAGGGCTTTCGTAATTAACAATCAATACCTCCGTCCGCCTGTTCTTTAGATTGCTCCGCTCCCCTATTGTAATAACCTCTAAATTATGCTGCTTAGCTAAGTCTAAAATAACAGGATTGTCAAACTCAGAAACTGCAAACTTGCAGCCTGTTTCTATTAGGGTTTGGAATAGGTCGGAGGTCTGCTCAGGGGTAAATCCGTCTGAATAATTATTATTTGTATCTAAATAAGGAGGGTCGCAATAAATAAACGCTCCGCTCTTTTCAATTTTACTATCGTAATTTATTACATTTAAAAAATCTTTAAAATCGCAATTATTAAACTGGATATCAAAAATCATTTTAAATACATTTTCTAAATCGTTTTTAAATAAAATTTTAAAATTTGTATTCCCATTGCACCCCCCAAATCGTAATTGATTACCTGTTCCTAATAGAGTAAAATTACTCAAAAACAAAAACCTTAACGCCTTTCTAATAGGCTCCTCCTCCCTGTTCGCCTTCCAATACTTCAATAAATCGGAATGTATAGGCATCAAATAAAAAGCCTTTTCAAGCTCCTCCCGCCTATTCATTACAACCTGAAATAGATTAAATACATCGCTGTCTAAATCATTGACGATATTATACTTTGCCTTTGGTTTACTAAAGAACATACCTCCCGCCCCGAAAAACGGCTCGATATAAATCTTATGAGGGGAAAAGTGAGGGATAATTTTGTGAGCAATCCTCTTTTTATTTCCTAATCGTCGTAATATCATTTTTTTATGGTTTTAAGCAAATAAAAAACCCGCTCAACAAACGCCAAGCGGGTAAAATTATGACAAAAAGAACTATTCCTTTTTAGCTTTAAATAGATTCCTG